GTTAATGCTAAAGTTGAAACAAACGAGAATCTTAGCAGAAGAGAATCTGCTTTGAGAAAGTTTGCAGACAAAAACGAAGGTATGCTTAACAATGCTGCGAAATCTATCAAGGCAAAGTTAAACGGAGAATAATTTATTATTGACAATTAAATTTAACTATAAAAATGGAAAAGAATTTCAAAAAAGCGGCAGTAAATCCGTTTGTTAAGTCTAACAGCGGTGGCATTATTTTAAGAGGTATTAATCCAGGTTACAGCACAGAAGCACCTACCTTCAATGTTGTTATCGCTGCTGGTGGTAACTCTGCAACTTTTACTCTAAACTCTGCTAACTTTGCTCAGTTCGAATTCGTTCGTTACAACATCACAGATTCAGCAGGTAACGGTAATGGTGCTGTTTATGCGTCAGGTACAGAAACTTTGAATATCACTAATGTTTCTAAGGCTTATAATGGTATCGGTCCAGATGCATCAATCGAAATTGTTTACAAGTTGGTAACACAAGAGCAAGTGCTTTCTTACAGCATCAATCTTGATTCTGCTTCTTTGGTTGCAGGCATCACAGTTAACACAGCTAATGCTCTTGATAGCGACAACAGAGGTGCTTACTTGGTTATTGATTCAGCAGTTTACCAATCTGGTGCAAGTCAATCTGTAATTGATGTAGTTGATGCTATCGGTCTTGTTGGTTTCACACTTGAAGCTAAGGTTAATAATGTTACTGATACTGCAGTAGTTGCTGCTGATGGTACTGCAACTTTAACGGTTGTAGGTGCTCTTTCTACTGGTACTTACCCAGTAGTTGTAAGAGTAACCAATGCAGGTTCTGAATACGGCAGTTTCCAAACTTCAGTAGTTGTAGCTTAATTTTTCACTCAAAACAAATTTTAAAAAATGGAATCTTTAAATATCAAATTAAACGCACAGGATGCTATAGATATCATGTTCGAACCTGTGTTCGTAGACAAAGACATGATGGGCGATTTCGCTATCGTTAAAAATCTTTATGCTGGCGAATACAAAATCGGGTTACTTTCTGCAATCAAAAACGTAACTGGTAAATTACAAGCTTGTTCTCCTAAGTACAAAGGTACTTCTACCATGAGCGAGCGTTCACTTGTTGCTCAGTATGTTGAGGCAGGTACTAAAATGTGCTATGAGGAGTTTATCAATACTCATTACGATTTACTTGCTCCACTTTACACAACTGCAAAGGGCAATCCTGACCTTTCTATCCTTCTTAACTTACTTACTAAGCAGTTAGGCGAAGGTATCCGTAGAGATGTTAACCGTATCGCTTGGTTTGGCGATGTTGCTGATGCTGATGATAACTTAAACTGGGCTGATGGTATTTTCAAATATCTTGACCAATTAGTTACAGCAGGTACTATCGGTGCTTACACTAACTCTAACCAAGGTACTACATTGACTAACCAACAGGCTTATGAATTGCTACAAGATGTAGTTAATGCTGCTCCTGCTGCTCTTAAGACTATGCCAGCAAGCGAAAAAGTTATCCACATCAGCGGTTTGCTTTGGGACAAAGTAGTAACTTACCTGGAAGATAATGCTGTTACAAGTGGTTTTATCAGAATCTTCGAAGAGCAGATTCAAGGCCTTGTAGGTTCTTACAGAGGTATCAAGGTTAAGGCTCACTATGAGTGGGATGAAATCTCTCAGGAATATTTTAATTCTGTTGACCAAAACAAGATTGTTTACACTCACAAGTCAAACATGGTTATTGGTACTGACTTAAGACCTGATGCAACTGGTGGTGCTTCTTTCTTCAAGGTTTATCAGAACCCTGAGACAGATGAAATCACTTTGAGAGCAAAGTTTGTATTCAATACTAACTATGTATGGTCTGAATTATTCAGCGTAGGACTATAATAATAATCGGGGCAGTATAACAGCTGCCCTATTTTAAAATCTAATAATCTTAATAATTATATGCCAATTACATCAGGTTTATTTACATCTTGCGGAAAATCTTGCGCAGGTGGTGTTAAAAGACTTTGGATCGCTAACTATGATGATATTGCCTCTTATGCTACCAATGCAAATGGTGAAATAACTGGTATCACAATGGTTGCTACTAAAGTATTCTACGAAGTACAGCTTAAACGTAACAGCAAATCTTTCACAGAGCAGTTTAATGTTTCTGAAGATGGTTGTAACAACTCTCTTACTCAGACTTTTACAGGTAATGGTCAATGTCGTGACCAAGATACTCGTAATTTCCTTATCAGCGTTTCTCAGCAGTCTTGTTGTGGTATCATGGTAGTACATGAAGAAAACAATGGTCAGGTAGTTGTATGGGGATTCCTTGATGATTTAAATGCAAGAATGGGTGGTGGTTCACAGATTACTACTGGTACTGCTCTTACTGACCCATCTCAAGTTACTTTAGAACTCGTTTGTGATACAATTACAGATGGTGCTGCTACTGTATTCACTCTTGGTGTTGCTGGTATCGTTGCCCTAACATAATTTTCATAATTTTTGGGTTTTTTGGGAATAATAGTGTCGAAAGGGCGGTGTCAAAGCTGCCCTTTTTTAAAATTTAGTAACATGATTATAGTAAAAGACTTTTGTAAAGATTACAATGTGCCATACAGGGGCAAAACTCTCGGAACATTAGAAGGAGATGACCTTAAAAAGTACATAAAAGCATACCTGGATAGTAACTATCCGCAACAACTTTTAAAGTTTTTCGATAATACTTTAGAAGAACTTACTAAATTTGCTTCAGATATTCCTGCTAAAAAAATAAAAAAACCTAAAATAGATGTCAATGAGCAAAAAGAACAAGCCTAAAAATTATTTTAGTATGCAAATAGGTAACCCTGCTGACCAGGTAGTGTTACCAAAAGATTTGTATTACGAAAACTCTGACCCTACAAGGGCATTGTTTGGTTTGTTCGATTATCTTCCTTTTGTCAGAGAAGGAGAATTAGAGCAGATTATTGCTTTAATAAATAATTCTCCCACAGCAAAGGCAATCTGTAATAAGGTAGCCTATTATACTATTGGGGAAGGTTTCTATATCCGTAAAGAAAAGTCTGTCCTTGGCGAGAAATCTGCACAGATTTTAACCCCTGAAGAAAAATCAAAACTTTGGGCAGTATTAAGCAGACAGAATAGTGATGGAGATACTATCTTAGACATCTGTAAAAAGTCAGCATTTGACTACCAGGCTATCGGAAATGCTTTTGTGCAGTTAGATGTCATCCAAGGTTTTACTTTTGCATCACATCAAAATATTAACTTTGTAAGACCATTCCGTTCTACAGACCTAAAGACAAGATTCTTTGGTCTATCAGCAGATTGGGCAATACTACCATACAACAGAAATGCAAGAGGATATGAGAAGATTCAGACAGATATACCTGCTACGGTAAAGGATATCGCTGCTTATCCAAGATGGACTGATGACTTAGACAATTTGTTCGAATCAGAATATGGTCAAGGTGCAAATCTTGCGGAGTTATACGGTTATGATAAGTCTTCTATGCTTCAAGTAAAGCAATATTCTCCACTTATGTATCAATGGGGAGTGCCTGGATGGGTAGGAGCAAAGCACTTTGTAGAATTAGAATACAGGATAGCAAAGTTCAATGTATCTAAATTCCGGAATGGCTTAACAGCATCGGGATTATTACAGCTTTTTGGAGACCTTACTCCTGAGCAGCAAAGAGATTATCAGGAAGCATTCATGCACAAAATGACTGATACTGGTAATGACTTTAAAGTGTTGTTTCAAATTCTTGAGAATCCTGAATTAAAAGCTAACTGGGTTCCATTCGAGCAGTCATACAATGGCTACTTTATGGAATTATCTGACATTGCAAAGGATAGGATAGCTACAGGGTTTGAAATACCTTTGAGTTTAGTACAAGCGACACCAGGTCAGCTTGGAAATAATCAGCAAATTAGATCGGAGTTCGAAATCTTATATCGAACAAAGATTTATGACATTCAGCAGACACTATTAAGAGGTATTGTTAAGCCATATTTAGATACTGTCGCTGAGAATGAAGGCATGGAATTCCTTAAGTCTGTAGAATTAGACTTTATCAATATCGTACCTGTAAGTTTTGCCGGGGAATTAGATGTTAATATGCTTCTCACTAAGACTGAAGGTCGTGAGATTCTTGGATATGGTCCTACATTACAGGCTGCAATCAAGGAAGAGCAGATACAGACAGAAGCAGAAGCAGAAGTAAATGCAGAAGAAGATACAACAAAGACACAAAATATATTAGCTAAAATTAAAAATCTACTTGGATGGCGCAATTTATAAACCCAATAGAAGTCGTTCGAGGTGGCTATGTTCGTATCACTCCGACAGATACACAGTTTGACCCGAATCTACTTGCTCCATACGTTGACAATGCAGAAAGGCGATACGTTCGTAACCTTATTGGTAATGATTTCTTTGACCAGTTAAAGGCGAATAGAACAAACCAAATAATTAATTATAATCTTGCTTTTGGTCCTGTTGTGCCTGCCTTCAGTAATGTTAACCTTGAAAATTTGTTTTTAAATGGCAAGTTATTCGATTTAATCGGTTTTGCTGTACTTGAAGAGTCGTTATCTTTCGCACATTTTAAGATTACATCTGCTGGAGTGCAGGTCACACAGGCTAATTTTGCAACTGCTGCAACAGGTAACGATATGCGCTACTTAAAAGATACATTAAAAGATAAGATTCAGTTCTTACAAAACGAAGTAATTACATATCTTTGTGATAACAGCGCATTATATGTACCATTTGATTTTGACCCTGATGGGAAATGTCAATGTTGTAAACCAAAAAATAAAAATATTTCTACATTACCGATAAT